TGAAGAGGCTATGGAAATCCTAGACTCTCTTTACAAAGAGTATGTCAAAACTGGCAATAGAATAACTAGTGAGTCACAAGTTGATGCGCTAAAAGCTAAGGCTCAAGAAATTGCTTTGAATGCTCGCAAGAAAGCCAAAATCCAGCGCAGAAGTAAGCTAATCAACGCTACACGCTATGCGCAACTAAAGTCCTTGATGGACAAGTATCCTAATGACCCCGGCAAAGCTCTTCAGGAATTGCTTGTTGGTACTCTTGATGTGGCTAAAGAAGGGCGCGGCAACAGTGTTGGGGCTAGACAACACGCAATAAATCTTAGCTCGGCTGGTGGATTACTTGCTGATTTGCAGAAGAAGGGTCTGGTTGGTGTATTCAGGTCAGGCCAACTTGACGAGCTTATCTACCGTGAGTTGTTTGATGGCATAGGCTCAACAAACAATAAAGAAGCGCAGGGAATAGCTGAGGCCATTCGTAAGGCGCAGAAAAGATTGTTGCGTAGAAAGAATAGGGCTGGTTCATACATAAACGAAATACCAAACTATGTCACAAGACAGGTGCATAATCCATCACGCATAATGGATGCTGGCGCGGAAAAATGGATTGCCGACATACTTCCTTTGCTAGATGAAGAAGCCACATTCAAAGACATGGAAACATCAGCGGAACGCCGTAAGTTTCTTAGCGAGATACATAATGCTTTGGTTACTGGCATACACCAAAAGACTGACAGGCCGCGAGATGTTGCTGGCAAGAGCGACCCTATCTTAGGGTTTAAAGGCCCAGCTAACTTAGCTAAGAAGTTAAGCTCCGAACGTGTGCTTCATTTCAAGGACGGTAAGTCAGCGCATAAATACGCGACTATGTACTCTAACAAAAACCTTGTTCAATCCATCCTTGACGGATTTGCGCATGACGCACAGGCTTTGTCTTTAATGGAAACTTTTGGCACAAACCCAGCGGCTATGCTTGATAGGGTTCTTGACGATTTGAGGGCGCGTCAAGGCCAAGACCTAAACATGACTAAGGTTAAAGAGAAGGTTATTCGCAGGCAATTTGCTGAAGTTGATGGCTCTACTAGAAACATTGGGGCTTCAGAAGCTAGGGCATTAGGTTTGGATTGGGGCGCAATCGGCGCAATGTTTAGAGCTTTGCAGAACATAACAAAGCTAGGGTATTCAGTTATAACATCATTTGGTGATGTTGTTACTAAAGCGAACTTCATCCAAACAAATACAGGTCGGGGTTTCTTTGAGTCTTACGCTAAGTCTCTTGGTGATGTATTTAAGTTGTTTCCAAACGAACAGCAAAAAGAGTTATCTTATATGCTAGATATTGGTGCTGAGGCTGTTATTGGAGATGTACACGCAAGATTTGGTGCGGATGACCCGTTGCCCGGTATGATGTCCAAAGCGCAGCAAACTTTCTTTAAGCTCAATGGTATGTACTATTGGAACAACGCAATGAAGACTGGCGTTGCCCGTATGCTTTCCGCTGATTTAGCTGTACACTCTACCAAAAGCTTCTCAAACATTCCTATTGAGGTGCAAAATATTTTGAAATTCTATAACATTGGCGAAGCTGAATTAAAGCTAATCCGTGGTATAGACATGAAAGCAGCGGATGGCAGAAGGTATGCCGTTCCTGCGGTTGTTGATGACATCCCTGTTGAAAGATTAGACGCTTATATCCGTGATTCCCTAGGCACGCTAGACATTACTGACGACATTCGGCAGGATGTAAGAGACGATTTACGCACAAGAATCTCAACATACTTTACTGACAGCGCAGACGCAGCTATCCCGACCCCCGGCGCAAGAGAGCGTTCTTTGCTTAACCAAGGGCATCCAAGAGGTACTGTTATGGGTGAGGCAATCCGGATGTTCACACAATTCAAATCATTCCCTGTTACTTTTATGACAAAGGGTATGGGTAGAACATATTACGCAAGGCAAGCTGCTGGCAAATCAGGCTATGTTGGTGTTGCGCAACTCATGGTTGGTATGACTGTGATGGGTTATGTTTCAACATCAATTAAAGACATTCTGCGCGGCAAGACACCGATGGAAGTGTTTAGTGAGGACACATTCCTAAACATCAAAACATTGAGCCGAGCATTTGTAAGTGGTGGAGGAGCTGGAATATTGGGTGATTTCTTATTTAATGAATACAACAGATACGGCAAATCTTTAACAGAAACTCTTGCAGGGCCGGGATTTGGTACAGCTAGTGAAGTTGCTGCCATTTTCTCAAGTCTTGTTAGGGGGGATTTTGAAGGCACTGGCAAGAAAGCATTTGATGGTGCTAGAGGATTAATACCCAATCTATTCTACACTGATACAGCTATGCAGTATTTGTTCTTATACGGTTTAAGTGAGCAAATAAGTCCCGGATTCATGTCCAAGATGGAACGCAATCTCAAGAAAAACACAGGGCAAACATACTTTTTACCACCTAGCCAAAACGCTATAAGGTTTTAATTTGTATCTTTTTAGGGTAAAATACCACCAAGGAGTCTGGTATGACAGTTAGTAGCACCAACACAAAGAATAGCTATAATGGCGATGGTTCAACCACCGTCTTTGCTTACACGTTCAAAATCTTTGATGACGATGACATCATTGTTATCCTCCGTACTGATGCTACTGGCGGTGAAACTGTCCAGACTAAAGGCACACATTACAGCGTGTCAGGCGTTGGCGATGCTGGTGGCGGAAACATTACTTTTGTAACTGCCCCTGCAAGCGGAATCACCGTTGTTCTTATCCGGGCAACCGTACAGACACAAACTACTGACTACACTCCTAACGACCCATTCCCTGCTGCTAGTCACGAAGATGCTTTAGATAGACTAACCTTGATGGTTCAAGACCAACAGGAAGAGCTAGACCGTGCGATTAAAGTGTCTCGCACAAACACTATTAGCACATCCGAATTTACCATTGGCCCTAGTGACCGTGCTAACAAAGTATTTGCCTTCGATGCTAACGGTGACTTCTCTGTTACCCAAGAGATTGGCACATACAAAGGCACGGATACTACCACAACAACATCTGCGTATAGTGCGCGAGACATTGTTAAGTCCACCACCGCAGCACAGCTAGGCAATGTCTATATTGCGACACAAAATAGCCCAGCAGGGACATTGCTAACTAACACGACTTACTGGCAGTTACTTATTGATGCGGTTGCTGCGGCTACATCAGCGGCAGCAGCGGCATCTAGCGCAACAGACGCCGAGACTGCACAGACAGCGGCAGAGGCTGCTCAAGCAGCGGCTGAAACCGCACAGGCTAACGCTGAAACGGCTGAGACAAATGCGGAGACAGCAGAAACCAATGCTGAAACTGCTCAAGCGGCAGCCGAGGCAGCACAGGCAGCGGCTGAAACAGCAGAAACAAATGCCGCAACATCCGAGACAAACGCTGCCACATCAGCATCGGCTAGTGCAACATCAGCCACGGCATCGGCTTCTAGTGCAACAGCGGCTGCTTCATCAGCTACGGCTGCGGCTGCATCTGAATCCGCTGCGGCAACAAGCGAGACCAACGCCGCGACTAGCGCAAGTAATGCTGCAACTAGTGAAACTAATGCGGCAACTAGCGAGAGCAACGCCTCGACATCTGCGTCAAATGCGGCGACATCTGCCTCTAATGCCTCGACAAGCGAGACTAATGCGGCATCATCCGCTACTGCTGCGGCGGCTTCTCAGGTAGCGGCGGCGGCTAGTGCGGCTAGTGCGGCATCAGCCTTCGACAACTTTGATGACACTTACCTTGGCGCAAAAGCAAGTGACCCAACGGTGGACAATGATGGCGACCCATTAACCCAAGGCGATTTGTACTTTAATACCACAGCTAATGAGATGCGTGTGTATGACGGTGGTAGCTGGATTGCGGCTTCATCGGCTGGCGGTGCTTCACTGCTAATGTATGAGTACACAGCAACCTCAGGTCAGACGACATTCTCTGGTTCTGACGACAACGCTAATACACTCAGCTACACCATTGACAACATCATCGTAACTCTTAACGGTGTTGTTCTTGACCCTGACGATTACACAGCAACAAGCGGCACAAGCATTGTTCTTGGCACTGGTGCGGCTCTGAATGACGAGCTTAATGTGGTTGCGTTCAAATCCTTCACTACTGCGGATATGGTGTCTGCTACTAATGGCGGTACTTTTGGTAATGACATTACTGTCACTGGCACTGTGACGGCTGATGGGCTGACTGTTCAAAACACTGCCGCTTCAAACGCACAAATCGTTATTGAAAACACATCTGCGGCAACTAGCACTGACTACAAAATTGTTGCTGGAAAAGTAGGCGTTAGCAATGAAGGTTTTAGCATCTATGACAGCGCAAACGCTACGACAGCGTATTACATAGATAGCACTGGTAACCACGAGTTTCTTGGCGGCAACGTGGGCATTGGGACGAGTTCGCCGTCAACCACCTTTCACGTCAACAGTGGTACTGTAAATAGCACTGCACTTTTTCAAAGCGAAGACAGCGTTGCTAGTATTTATCTTATAGATAGCAACACTACAGGCGGTGTTTCAGCTTCACACGGTATGCTTACAACTGGAGACGAATTAACAATTCGTGGAATTGACCACATAGCTTTTGACACAGGCACTACAGAACGTATGCGCATCGACAGTAGTGGCAACGTTGGCATTGGCAAAACGCCTAGCACTGCCCTAGATGTTAACGGCACAGTAACAGCCACAGCATTTAGCGGTGACGGCTCTGGGCTAACTGGGGTATCTGCTGGCGGCGGTACTTACAAGGGTGAGAATGGTGAGGTTAATGCTGGCGGTGGTGACATCTTCAGGGTGCATCAGAAACAATTAGACACCAGCGTCACGATTGATGGCGATGAAAATGCGCTTTGCGCTGGCCCACTAACACTAGCAACTGGGGTAACAGTTACGGTTACATCTGGTGGAACATTGGTGATAGCATGAGTACATTACGAGCAGATACAATTCAGAACACATCGGGCGGT